ATTGCATCTTCTTTAATACCAGATAGTTCTCTTAATCTGCGTACTTCTTCAGTTTTTGATTCCAACTGAGAAATCATGTCATCAAATGTCATATCGTCTTTTTTGTTCCTCAATGCGTCAACTACTATTGCTAATGTACGTTTTGCTAATTCATCTCTGTCTCGAGTGGCTGTTGTCATTTCAATCCAAGTCCACTCATAAATCATTTGCATCACTTCGTCAACACTTTTGTCCCACATCTGCGTGTGTTCTTTCCAGAAGTCTGTAATCTCGTAATAGCCTGTAACTGCACTTGGTTGCATGTCTTTCATTGCCTTTTCAGTACGGTCGTCTTCTTTTACTACATCGTGTGCGAAGTCTTTTAATTCAATATTCTTATCAAATTTTCTAATGTTATATTCTGCCATAGCGTTGTGTCCTGCCTTTTTAATACTATTCAATAAATCGTTGTGTTCATTAAAATTGAAACTAGCTCCTGCTTGTACAACTAGTTCAACTCCATCTTCTTCTTCTCTAATAGTGATAAGAAAATCATTATCATATGCGTAAAATCTCGCTGATAATTCAGGATCTAATGTTTTATTTCCCATTGGATCAAACAATTTTATTTTAATGTTTGCACCCTTTAGAATGTTAAAAATCTCTTGTGATAGTTGCATTGTATAGTATTCCTTTAATGTATTTATCAATTATTGCATTATAATAGGCTAAACGGCATTGGTTCCATCCCGTCACCATCTTCAAAATCGTCGTTTAGGTAATCAAACGCATCTTCTTCATACTTAGATACCTCTAAACTCATACGTACAATTAAGTTAAGTGACATTACAAGATCATCATGCTCGCCGTCTTTAGCAGCATAACTATTGCCACGTGCAATAAATGTTTTTAATTCTCTTAATAGAGGTTTACTTGCTATTTCTAGTTTTTCTGTCTCAACCCAATATTTTAACTTAGCACATGCATTTATTTTTGCTTTGTGTGTAGTTGTAAAGCCTCGTCTATAGCGTTTGGCATTTCCGTGTGAACGTGTTTCACTTAAAAATGTACCTGGAAAGTTTTCTTCGCCTGTTTCTTCAACAACAACTAGTGCTGCTTCGCCTAATGTGTTGTTTTCCATACTGTAATATATTTCACAATCACCATTTGTTTCACTTTCTATAAACTGTGCTATTTCTCGCAAAATTTTTATCTGCCCTTGAACTGTTGTTCTATTATGCATCCATTCTGCTACTTGTTTCATTCCTGGCATACTGTATACTTGTATAGCACTATTATCGCCACCTGTACCTAAACTAGGATCTAATCCTATCATATATAATTTACCCTTAGCAACTGGTGTGTACCAACGTACTTGTCCTGATATAGCGTATGGATCCCGAGCTTCCATATTGCTTAGTTTAATACTATCAATAAGTGTTTCGTCAAACGCAATAAATTCACATTTGTGTTCACGCCTGAATCTTTCTTCACCAATTTTACCTTGTTCAACATCTGCCCATTCTTGATCCCTATCTGGATGTACTTCCCATGTAGCTAGATAATGTGCAAAACCATTAATACCTGTATTAGTTTCCATGCCGTGTTCGTCTTGGTTCTTATTAGCATCTCTCCAAATCTGTGCAAATTGGTCGTCATCCATATTTGGTGTTGATGTGATAATACATTTACCACCTGTTGCTAATGTAGGAGAAAGTGAGGTCCAAAATTCTTTTGCTATGTTAGGTCTAACAAATGCAAACTCGTCTAAGTATGCTAACGATATACTCAAACCACGTCCAGTATTTTCTGTTGTTGACTGTGCTACAATACGTGAGCCGTTATCAAATTCCAACGATCCTTTGTTATATGCAGTAACACCAGCTCTAATAAAGTCAGGCAGTGTTTCGTACGCAAAACGTATACGTTGCATAATTTCACTAGCACCACTATATTTGTGTGCTGCTATAAGAATAGTTTGATCTGGATTAAACATTGCATACCATAACAAGTATCCTGCCGCACAGGTACTTTTACCTGTTTGTCGTGCGAGCATACTAATACTATATCTATTATTGTGATATGTATCTACTAGATCTTCTTGGAAATCATATAACTTAAATTTCATACGACCTTTAGTAGGATGCTGAATAAAACAGTGTTTCTTCATAAAGTGTTTAGGATCTTGTGAACATAGTGCAAGTTCTAATAACTGCTCTTCTGTGTACTTTTCTTTTTTATATGGGGTTTTAGTTAATTTTGTATCGACTGCCATTAGTATCTCCCAAATGCCCAGTGGCGTTCTCTACACCACCAACATTCTCCACAATGTGTTATCATCCAACTAGGTTCATCTTTGTTGTGCCTTGCTTCTTGCTCGCAACTACGAGTAAACGGAAAAAGTGTTTCCATTAAATCAAAATGTTCATATAAGTATGCTGGCATGTGTTTATCTACTTTTATTAATGGCATCCATCTTGTTATTCCATTTTCATATTCTTCTATTATTGGAACAGAATGCCCTGGATCTCTTTTAGCAAATCTTCCACCATCTTCTAAGCCTGGTGTATCTAAACTAGGATTTTGCGTAGTACCGTGTATTGTGAAAGTAATATCATGTAACTTTTTTATACTTCTTTCAGCTTCATCTATTTCTGATCTAATTTGATCTGTACTATAAAATGAATAGTGACTTTTAATTAATTTAGTTCCTGTGAGCTGGAGTACTTTATCGAGTACCTTGGTACTCCAGTTCGCATTGTACCAGCCCTTAATAGGATTAGCTGATGTTATAACATGTAGTTCAGCTTCTGGTATATGTTTTTCACAGTATTGTATTAACATCCATAATAGTATAGCACTATCGGCTCCACCTGAGATGTTAATGCAAATCTTTTTATGTGGTTCTGGTACAGTAAAATGTATAGTTTGACCAAAACTATCAGTGTATGTTTCTATAGGTCTTTTCATATTACTATTTATAAAGAAAAAACGGCGTAGTTAATTAAAACCACACCGCTTAGTTTTCACCTGGGAGGAAACGTGAACTTTTATTTTTCTTTAGATTTCTTATATGCTTCTTTAATATCTTCAACTTTATGTTCTTTTAAGCCTACTTTCATATCTTCTGCATCTAAGTATCTTTTTAAACTTAGGTTAACGCTTTGTGCAAAGTTCTCGTATGGCTCACCGTGTGATGTAGCTTCTTCTTCTGCTGCACCGTCTGGTGTGTTTGCCCATTCGTTTATCTTTTTATTAATTGCTTCTTCGCTTAAACCTGAATTCTTTAATAATGTAATTAATTGTGTTGTATCCATAGTTGGAGACTCCTCTAATTCTTCTTTGTCAGTTTCTGATTCTTCTGATTCTACTTTGTATTTTTTACCATCAACTTCAAATTCTTTTTTACCATTTTTCTTAGCATCAGCTAATGCACCTGAGAATTCATTGCCTTCGTTTGGAGCTTCTTCTAATGAATCTGGAACGCCATTGCCGTTCTCATCTTTCCACCAGCTACCTGTTTCGTCATCACAATCATGTGAACAATCTGTAGTTGGTTGATGCATTGTGTCGCCACAGTCTTCGCATTTGTAGTCTGATGCGTTTAGTTGCTCTGCTTCACCAAAGTTTTCATCGTCATCACCATAATCGCCATCTTCACCTGGGTGATTCATGTCGTTGTGTCTACGGAAGTCTGCTACGAAATCTTTAATTGTGTCGCCATCTAAATAACGAATTAATTCGCCAAGTACTGGATGATCTGAATCACATCCTAAATCATCGCATAAATCTAAAATTGGATCTGCAAATTCACCAACTGCTTCTCTTGTTGTAGTTGGTTCTTCAACTACTGGTACGTCTTTTAATTCTCTTTCTGCTGGAGCCTGGCTGTGAGCATCTGCTGTGCCGTGGCTAGCAAGTTTTAGTATTCTGTCTAAATCACTCATCGCCTTTTTCCTTTTGTTTTTTTACTTTCATTAATTCTTTAATGAAACTGGAGTTATACTCGTCACCGTAATAATCTGATGCATTTACTTTTTCTGCATCATTGTATTCACCATCAGCTAGTACGCTTTCAACACGCTCGCCCATTGGTGGAACCAATTCATCTGGTTCATGTTCGCCTTTTACTTTAAGTACACCGTCTGTTAGTCCAAGCATATTACGAATATCATTTTGTACTTGCCAACCGCTAGCAATAATGTTAGTTTCGAATTCATGTGTAAAGACTTCATATCCTTTATGATTTGGAAAATCACGTGGAGCACTTTGTAGTATTGTTTTCTTTGCAGCACCGAGTCCTTTAGAGTCGTATTTACCGAGGTGCTTCTCTATGCGATCACATTGTTCATCAGTTAGATCATGTACTGTTTTAATACAAAACTTCCACGACTTTTTTGATTCGTTTAAGTATTGTGAAAATAGTTTTTTCATTGCGGTTATCTCCTATTAATACTATTTATCTTTTTCGGGCAAATTTTTCATAATTTCGGCAAGCATAGCAGTTCTATCTCCTACTATACGCCCTTCTACTTCTTCTTCATCGCCCAATTCGTGTTTTTTGCCGGCTACATACGCATCAATCTTCTCACTATCTTTTTCAAGTCTAGCTTGACGCATTTGTAACTCAATCATTTTCATTTTTTTATCCATTTTGGCTTGTTTGGCCTGTAGAGCTGCTGATATCATTTTGCTCGCACTATCAAATATAGGAGCTGCATGTCTATCTTCTACATTTTTACCAAGATCTACTAAATCTTCAAATGTTTCCATGGCTTTTTTTGCATATTCATCCATTTCTCTGTCTAACTGTTCTAAGCCTTCAACAGTAGGCAATGCAATATTGGCACGTTCTACCATACTCATTTCGCCTTCTATATTTGCTATTTCTGTTTTAAGTTCTTCAGTAGTAGGTTCTTCCTGTATATCATTTTCAGGAAGTAACTGATCTAAATCTGGTAAATTTAATTCTTCTTCTAATTTTTTTGTCATTTTCTTTTCTTTTTAGAGTTTTGAGGCTTGTTAAATATCTGATGTTCGGTTATAACCCTAAACGCCATTCCTTGTTGTTTGCACCATGCATGTGCGGCGGACCATTTAGCTTGATTAACTACTGCTGCTGCCTTTTGTGCTGTTGTTCTTGCTTCAGCTAAAGTCTGACTAGCAGGCTTAATCTCTACCATTTCAGCATGGTTCTTTCCATTCCTGTCTTTGTATACTAATAGCAAGTCAGGAACATATGTGCTTTTCTTTCCAGTAAGTGGGTTTTTGTATGGAATTCTGTGTGTTTCGCTACCCCAACCTAAAATAGCTGGATGATTATCACACATACGAAATACTGCTAATTCCCATCCACTTCTGTAATGTGGTGTTCTTTTACCTAAGTATTTATCTGGGTTAGTTGGTACGAATTTTCCGTTTTGGAATTTTGGCATTTATATTACCTCTGTAGTCCAGAACGCCTTGGTACTACAAAAGTTTTATTGTCAATTTCTGCTAAAGATTCACTAGATTCGGGATGACGTCCTGTATATTCTTTTACTGGTGGTTTATTAGAACTAACATTATCATCTTTAGTTGCATATACACCAGATTCGTTTACATCAACAGTTTCTTCGTTGCTGGCTTCCAGTGTTGTTGTAGATGTGGATGCTTGGACTGGATTTTTAGGCCCTGCATCACTTTTTATTCTATAACCTTCATATTGGAATGACACTCTAAATACTGAAGGAGAACTGTCTGAATAATCTAATGTATCAGCGTCTGCATTTTGTATAAAAGGATTAAATATTTCTATTACACTACTATCGTGATTAGAGTCTTGACGTGTAATAATCAGTTGTGTTATATAATGATTAGATTGTTGTAATTCAAATCCTTTTTTACCTGTGAGCCAACTAGAATAATCATCTTCATTCATTGGTCCTGAGATATAATGTTTAGCATAGCTCTTTAGAAATGTTTCAAACGCTGCATCTTTTGTATCATATGCAGTAAGAGTTATAGGAGTGTAATCTATTCCTGTTTGAACTATGCTTTTATCATTGTACTTATTAAGTGTCTGTGTTCTATATACAAACGATGGCATTTGAACGTTAGCAATTCTTGTTAGCTCCACTGGTCCATCTATTGTAAGTAGCTTAACCGAGAATATATATTTATTTCTCGGTATCGCACTCATTTTAGTGTTTTTATTATGTGCTAATCCTTGACCATATAATAGGTATGCATCGTTGCCTAATGCCATTGCTGACTCCTTAATCTAATTTAAAATTATTACGAGTTGCCAGCTGCGTTAACAGACCCACGATCAGATGATGCTTCAATTGTTGATAACATATCTTTTCCATCTGGTCCAGTATGCAATGCATGATCATATCTTAATGTCACTGTTACTTGTACCATATTAGAATCTGCGTAGTTTAAGTCGCCATATTGAATATTACTAATAAAACAACCTTGCAAGTCCCATGTATCAAAAGGCTTAGGTGCACTTTCACTGCCGTTGTTACCATCTAATGTTTCAATCTTTGTTGAAAATTTATATGAGCTACCAGAGATAGCACTTGTTTGATCTGCGTGATCTACTTGTTTATTTAGTTGGCTACCTAGTGCTTTAA